CTCTTGGTCTTCTTTGTTTTTCAAATGACCTATGTCGATAGCTCATTCTCGAATACTTTCTTCATATTTTAAAGAAAGTAGACGGGAACGATAAAGAGCTCTTTGGAGGATCCCAGCAACTATAAGTTGCTCAGATTCTTCAAATCACTCTTCACGACCCTCCATTCTAGGCAAAGTCACTTCTGACTCACCTTTGGTGATCAGGTCACGTGCCATAGTCAATAATGTCCGAGTTGGAACCTGAAAATTTTCAGTTTCCATGTCTCACAAACACCCTTTTGAAGGGTTTACGAGACTGGACATTAGAATTTTATGCTCTATGTTTTTACATAGACCTAAAAGACTAAAGGCAGATGCCGATAGGGAGAAATCCTTATAACTAAACTTTGTGTTGAATTTATTCAACACAATTGTAATAGTCTCAAGATTATTCAAGTACCCAAGCTTAATTCACGAGTAAACAGAGTTTACCCGAGAAGATAGGCTGGTACAGGAATTAATCTGGGATCCGGTAATACCGGAAACCAGACTACCTCCACTGAAAGTCCGCTTAGCAAACTCAAAAGTAGGTTTGTTTTTGGATATGATAGATTTAGACAGATTAATGTCCAATCCTAATCATTCCATAACCTGCAAATAAGTGTTTGCTAATTCTTCGTCGAAGATAACAATGTCATCTCCGAGAATCTCGTATCTTTCTTCTCAATCTCATGAATCTGTTACCAGATATGAGCATAGCTGCATAATTCAGTGATGAGTTATGGCTAGCCCTGCTCATGAAGAAAGACAACCCATAGGTTGCCCTACCGAGTAACGGTAATCAATATCCTCGATATCGTAATTCTCAATAATATTGAGAGGGAATCGGAAATTCCGATCCACCATGACATTCTGTCATGATTGCGATAATCCAGGAATCCTGAATAAGGATTCGATTATGTTACCCGTTAAGGATACGGGAAGACGATCAGTAGCGGCGGACAGGTCAAAGCTAAAAGCTTTACCTGCCTCACTCGCTTTCTCAGAGCACCTAGTTACAGATGCATCCTGATCAAATGTACCATCATTAGGAAGATGTCGTAAGACTTTGAAAAGTCCCAGGTGAATTGGTTTCATCACCGATTGAGTGATGGAATCCACAAGAGCAAAAACTCTTACTTTACCTGCGGCTTCTTCCTTGAT